CTTGCATAACCTGCTCTTGATAGATAATAACGCCATAGGTATTTTTAGTAAATTGTTGCATAATTGGATGAACATATTCAACCATTTCTGAACCATTTTTACGAGCAATATATGCAGCACCTACAGTATTCATAGCACCTGGTCTAACTAGAGCATTTGATGCAGCAAGATCTTCAAAGGAATCTACGCCCATTTTAATTAATAAGTTTGTATATGGAGTTGCTTCAGCCTGAAATACTCCTTTTGTAAATCCATTAGATAAATCTTTATAAATTTTTTTATCATCCAGAGGAATGTCTTTTAGTTTAATCTTTGTATTATGACGGTCTTCAATCATATTTAATGTATCTTGAATTACTGATAGGGTCTTTAGACCCAATACATCTAATTTAATAAGACCAATGTCTGCAGCCTGATCCATATCATATCCAATTGCAGGAATACGACCAGATACTTTATCTGATGGGTCAGAGCGTGTTTCAATTGGAGCAAAATCTGAAATAGGCTGATTAGCCACAACAACACCTGCAGCATGAATACCGACACCGCGAATACGACCACGCAATTTATTTGCATAATCTACAACTTCTGGATATTTCTCACGGAACCATGCAGCATTAGGATTAACTTCAAAATCTTCAAATGTCTCAATACCCTTAAGAGCCTTATTTACCTCACCAAGCGGGATGCCAAATACACGAGCAACATCTCGTACTACACCTTTATCTTTGAAATACTGATATGTAGAAATAGAGGCAACATTCTTAAACTTTTTTCGTAAGTAATCTTTTACCTCACCACGCCGTCTATCCATAAAGTCTGTATCAATATCTGGAAAGTCATTACGCTCTGGATTAATAAATCTAAAGAAAAGTAGGTCATACTGAATTGGATCTACTTCTGTAATTCCAAGCAGATAGCATACCAGCGAACCTGCAGCAGAACCACGACCTGGACCAACAAAAATATCATTATCTTTAGCCCAATTAATCATATCAGATACTACAAGGAAGTATGATGAAAAATCTTTAGATTTAATTACATCTAATTCTTCATTTAATCTAGAGATATATTGTTCATTTTCAAGACCCTTAATCATAAGAGCATGTGTACACATATCTTCTAATTGCTTGTGTGCATCTTTTTTAGGTTTAGGGAGAAGCGATAATCCCTCATAATATTCATAGTCACCAATTTTATCTGCAATTTCTATAGTATTTTCATAGATATCTGTACGAGTAATTCCAGCCTTTTTATACCAAGCAGATACATCTTCTAAGTTTTGTAAGTATACATCAATCTCTTCAAAAGAAATTGGGCGATCTGGATAAAGATCGTTAAGTCTAGCAAATATGTCACCCTTTGCTTTTGCTTTTGAATAATCAGTTTCTTTATTCATATTTGGCTTAGTTGATAGAATAAGAAGTGTCTCTTCTAGAGCCTTTTGGTCATGTGTTGCATAATGACAATCTGATGTTGTAACTGATTTAATTCCAAGTTTATCTGCTAAATCTAGGAGTTTAGTATTAACTTCAACTGGATTGTGTGGTTGAACTTCCATATAAAAGTCACCATTAAAACGCTTTTGAAACCATCTTGCTAATTCTTCAGCACGCTCATCTTGACCTCTATCAAATGCTTTGCAGATAAGTCCGTTTAGACATCCAGAAAGAACAATAAGATCATCACCATATTGGTCAAGCACTTCTAAGTCAATACGAGGTTTGCGATAATATCCTTCAGTCCATGCAATTTCTGAAAGTCTTTGTAAATTCTTAAGCCCATTTTGATTCTTAGCAAGAATAATGATGTGGTTAAATACTTGAGTATTATCATCACGAAGTTTTACATCTCGCTTATCAAATCTATCAGTCTCTGAGATATATGCCTCTAAGCCAAGTATGGGCTTTAGACCTAATTCCTTGGCTGCTTTTTGTAAATCTCTGTGACCAGATAATGTTCCGTGGTCAGTAATTGCAACTGCAGTTTGACCTAAATCTTTTGCTGCAATCATCAATTCTTCTGGGGAACATAACCCATCCATAAGACTATAATGGCTATGTACATGTAGGTGTACTAAATCTGACAAGTTTTCTCCTGAAATAATGCTAGGGGTGGCTGATAAACAACCACCCCTAGTCTAACATTTTTTACCACTCTACGCTAGAGGAAGTTGCTGACTCTGCTGAATCATCTGATGTGTGACCAAAGTAGAACGCTTCTTGTTCTGCATAAGGTACATCACGAACTGCAACCTTTTCAAGTTCGAACATTTCAAGGCTATCAAAATCGATAGGCTTCATGTCCTTAGTTGGAAGAGGGATAATACTGTAATTAGTATCTGTCTTCTCTCCTGTGCGCTTCAAGCGCCATGTGACATTGGTGATAGCACCAGTTTCACCTGCGTATTGGATGATTTCTGGTGTAGCGGATTTTGGTCCACCGCCCTGAGAAAAGATTGCCACATATGGATCTTCTTTTCCATCATCTACAAGTACATTCATGTAAAGTCGTGAACGACCTTTCCATCCTGCCTTCATATCTTTTCGGTGCATTTCGCAACCAAAGCAACGACCTTGATCGTCAGCAGAACACAAAGCCTTACGGCGGTAATCCTTTGGATTTGTATGCTCAACTGCAATAAATCCTAAACCACCCTTCTCGCTATATTCTGGTGAATCTGGGTCTAGTTCTTGCAGGAACCTAATTTTAACACTTTCGCTGTCAGCCAATTTAAGCCAACGACCTTTACCTGCCTCAGAAGTTTGAGGCTTATCTAATGCTGCATTCAAAGCAGCCAGACCTGTAATAATTGCCATAATGTATATCTCCTAATATATTTGGGCTGTATTATGCCCTATGTTTCTATTATACCATCTTTATTAATTGCCGTCAAGGGCATTTACATACTCAAAATGGCTTACTGCATTATTAATGCATTGAACAATTTCTTCATTTGTCATATCTCCAATGTCTTTAGCATCATGTGGATAAATAACTCCCTTGTCGTAGGAAGCCCAAAGTACTTCTTTGTTCTTTAATTTATAGGCAAGTTCCTTACCTAATTTTCTACCAGCCTCATCCATATCCGTTGCAATAATAATTTTAGAAGCATACCTATTTAAATTTTCAATATTCTCATTTGATAGGTGTCCACCAAGAGTAGCAACAGCATTTGGAAATCCTGCCTCAAAGAAACGAATAGCATCAAATGATGATTCAACAATAATTATTGTTCCACCCTCACGCTTGGCACGATGAATATTAAACATGGTTTTACTTCGTGGAAGATTAGTGGAATTTTTAAAAGATTTACCTTCGATTGATCTTCCAACTAATCCAACTGGCATTCCATCTGGGGAATGAATGGGTACAATTACCATATCCTGACTCTTTGAATATCCTAATCGAAAATGGTCAATACCCTTTTTAGTAATACCTCGTGATTCAAAGTATGATACTGATCTATCATCAATTGAATTGTAAAGTTCATCAAGTTTTTCTTGTGGAAATTCTTTAAAATCTGGCTTATCCTCTAGGAGAGATGCAAGTTCATCTTCAAAACTTCCTGCAGATTCCTGTTGAAGAGTAATAATAAATCGTAAAGCCTCAAAATCATTTCTTTGTGAAAGTTCTTTGACAAGTTCTACAATATTACCGCTTACTCCACATGATGGATTAAAACATAAATATAAACCTTTTGTATGGCTAATTGAAAATGATGGGGTATTCCTATTACCATGAAAAGGACATAGGCACAAAAAATCATTTGATGTTTCACCAACTACATCCACGCCTAACGCACGAATAATAGCCCTCATATGGGCTTGACTATATGTTTCCAAAAGCATTTTATTCTTTCTCTATAAAGTTTTGCCCAGAGAATCCAATTATTTTCTGAGCCTTTCTTTTCCCAACATAAATACCATACATATGAATTGAGAAATTGTAACTATCTAATATTCTATTATACGAAGTAAAAAATTGTATGTCAAGATCTAGTACAGGAACATAGCCAACATTTCGCATCTCATCATCAAGTAGTTTAGAATAATATTCTTTTTTACCAACTAGATGGGAATCGTCAAATATGACTCCATCAAAGACAAATTTTTTAATATTTTTAGCCATTCCCTATTCAGTTCTACTCTATAGATTTAACTATAGCAATAATTATACCAGTTTATAGAGGACTGTCATAGATTTCTTTAACAATACCACGATCAATATCCCAGTCTAAATAGAATCCAAACTCAGTTCCATGACGGTTTTTACGAGATACAATTTCAATAATATTGGTATCTGGAGTACGATGTACTGCAAATGCCATATCAGCATCATATTCAATAGCCTTTGACCATGCAACTTGTGAAAGTAATGGTGGACCATCTTGATTTGAAATATCATCCATAGTTGCAGCAGTAATATCAATAACAGGAATGTTATTTCTCACCGCAAGATTCTTAAACTCACGAGAAATATTCATGTTACGCTCTGTTGGAGCCTTTGAGTTATTACTATCTGTAAATAGTTGGTGATAATCAAGAATTACAATATCTGGTTTATGCTGGTCAATCTTAGCCTGAATAGTTGTTGGGGTAACATTTCCTGAACCCTCATTAGATACTAGGATAAAGTTATTAGTATCAGTAAACTTCTTCTTACCCCATGCATCAAAATCGTCCATATTAATATTTCCACGAGAAAAATCTGAAGCCCTAAACAAACCTGAGCCAAGCATTGTATAGATACGATCACGCATATTTTCAGGAGTCATCTCAAGCGAAACAATCATTGGCTTAAACCCTTGTTCCCATGCCTTACAAGCAAGGTAGGATGTAAACCATGTCTTACCACGACCTGCCCAACCAATTGCCACAATAAGGTGTCCTGGAGCCATTCCAGTGGGATATGCTAAATCTAGAGCCTTAATACCAGTAGAAATACCTGGAGAACCACCCATCTCCTTAGAACGCTCTCTGAGGGCTATAAGGTGCTTTTCTGCATTCTGATAATCAGTAACATCTAAGTCTCTTACTGCGGTTGTAAGTCTAGTTAAACTAGCAATCTCTGACTGCATTTCTGAAAGAACTCGTGCAGGAGCATTACCTTTTAGATTATTTCCAGACTTAAGAAGTAGGTTTCTAATCTTAGACGACAGGTATTCACTTCGCAATTGATCTAAGTAGTATGCTGTTTCGCCTTTTGTGGCTACAGGCTCAAAATCCTTAAACTTTTCCTGAAGAACAGAACTATCTGGAACAGATTTAAATTTGTAATAGTAAGACTTAAGACCTTCCCAAACATCCCGATGTGATTGAAAGAAATCATCAACATTTTCTGCCATAAGGGTTGAAATATCTTTGTTCGTACATACCGAACTAATTACTGCTGATTCTATGTTCACTTTCTTCCCTCTCTACCATTGCTTTTGTCTGCTGCCTAATTCTTTCTCGTCTAGCATTATCTTCTTCTGTGGCTTTCATTACTTCATCCATTTTATCAAAATTATAATAAAACCATTGTAGTGGATGACCTTGCTTTGTAGTTGTGAAATAATAATCTAAAACTTCTTTTGCACGATCATATCCAAGAGACTCTGCAACATCAATCATAGCCCATTTCTCACGGTATTGATTAATAGTTGGAGTTCTATTATACTTATCAGTATAAAGAGAAAGATAATGTTTAATTAAGGCATGACCATATTTAGTATTATCACTTGCCATTATTTAGATCCTCTGTAACCTGCTTAACCTTATCTACTAATTTGCTTTCAACAAATTCATAAACTCTTTCGGTTGCTGCATCTACAGATTCACCCTGTCGTAAAAAATCTTCAACAGCAATTCCAATACGCAAAGACTCGTAGTTCCCTAAATTTTTTGTATAATGTAAATCCACACGAACATGTGTTGCATCATTCATTTATATCTTCCTCTTCTACTATAGTATTAAATCCTAACATAAAGTTACCACCTTTGTCAATGTCTTTTAATTTACCTGCAAAAGTTGCATATCTTTCTGCAATGATAATAAGAGCCTCTACATCCCTATTTTGTTTTGCTAGTTGTTTTGCTAATCTAAGAGAATCAGCACAATACTGAATTGATTGATTCATTATTTCTTTATAAAATTCGTTCATGTCCCTACCATTCTGGTTGCTTCCAAACAGGACTAAATTCCCCTTGTTCAGTTTTTATATATAATATTGTTTCTTGTCTAAGTATAGCCTCAAGTTCGGCTTTTGTTGGAAGGTTAGATATTACTGTTTGACCATCTTTTCTAGGTCTACCACGACTTACTGTTAAAAGAAATGAATGCATTTCTCGTACATCATCTTCACTCATATAGTATACTCCAGGTGCTTTTCTTTCGTCAATACTATATGTTTTTTGAACTGTTCTAACTGAACCAGACTTAATATACCCTTTTAAAATAGTTGGGTGTCTATTTAAAATTTTAGATACATTTGTAATAGAATAAGCATGTTGCATTTTTGATTGAATATTACTCCAGACATATGCAACACGCTTTGCTTGTGGATAATTCCAGGCTATAACAAGATCTTCTCCTCTAGAGAGTCTTAGAATCTTATGAAGTTCTTGATTTGCAAAAAAGTATTTTACTCTTTGCTTTTTACCTTTTTTTCTTTTAGACATTTTTAAAATCCACTATCTCTATACTATTATGGGTAGGTAAATGCATAAAATACATTCACCTACCCATATAATGTATTTTAGACCTGAGTCTTATTTGCAGTCTTTGTAGTAGACTTCACTGCAGGAGCCTTTTTCTTAGTTGCCACTTTAGCAATATTTTCTGCATTTTTTGCAACACTACTAACAACATCTTTGTTTTTTGAACTAAAGATATTAATTGCTTCGAGTGATCCATTTAGGCTAGTATTCTTAAGAACACCAACATAAACAACCTGTGCTGCAGCAAATGTTGCAACAATTGTATTTGCTAAGGTATCTACGCTTAGAGTTTCACCATTAATTAGTGTCATTCCTACACCGCCCAAAATACTCATAACTAGTGCCAAAACACTTCGCTGGGACTTTTTTAGATTCACTGTCTTAAATAGCGATGTAAGTACGCTGACAATGATACCAGTAATTGCTACTGTTGTTAATTCCATTTTTATATCTCCTATACCTGGAATATCTTACCATCAACTACACATGTGTAGTCTCTTGTTATTTGAATTAATTGCATATGTGGATATCCATTTACAACATGTGCTACAGCAAAACCTGCTTGCCAATTTTTTTGTAAAGAATAATCCATTTGATTTGGATCACATAGATGACCAATCTCAAATCCTCTTAACTCTTGTCCAGTCATATCATATGTTTGATAGTATGCTCCCATTCTATGAGAATGACCACGAACAAGTGATACGCCAAAATTATTAACATCATTACGCACAGATTCTCCAGCATGTTTAGAAATAGACTCACCATGATGAGCATACATATCTCCAAAGCGTTTTACTGGTGGCTGATTATAATAGTGCCAATCAAAACCAGCATTCTTGTAATCATATAACGATTCTGGACTAATTAGGTCAAGAAATGCTGGAGCCTTCTTTGCAAGGTAGTCTCCGTGACGAGTCCATCCATGATTCCCATCATGAAAATGTTTATCAGCCTTTGGTACTATCTTATTGATTTCATGTAGAAATTCTTTTGTTGCTGTTACACCACCATCGGAAATTGGTACAGTAAATTCTAAAGGAGAATCTGCTGCCCAACGACTAGTAGAATCTGCATCATCGATATCTCCAAGTAAGTCAACCGCATCTGGCTTCCATGCTTTCATAACCTTAAGAAACAGTTCAACTTTACGAGGGTCATGGCGTGGAAAGTGAACATCACTAACCATCATCCATTTTAAATCGTTTGTCAATTGTCTACCTTTCTAGTAGTTCAATTATTAGTATACTATTTATTGTTTATTTTTGTCAAGAATTGTGTGCTTTTTTGTGTTGATATTCAACGCAAACAAATAAATTTTTTATTCTATTATCTTGTTTATTTCCATTAATATGGTGTACAGTCTCCCATTTATTAAGAAACCTATTAATATTTTGTTCTATAACAACTCTATGTTCATAGTACCAACCATTAAAAGATTTGGGATGTTCTGGAACATAAACTAAAATATAACCTTCTTCCCCCATGCGTTTTTTACGCTTATCTAGGGAAAGATTAATCATTAATCTCTAGTTTTTCCTACTGCAATAATATTTACATATTCAGTTTTACCATGAGCCTTGCCAAGTTTATCTTTTATTTTTACTAATCTAATAGTACATCCAGATGTAGTAACATCATCAACAAATGCTGCATAATCTTCTGCATAAGCATCTGCACCTGCAAGCACTACTGGTGGTTCAATAAAATCTTGACCAAATGTTACTTTCATTGTTGTTTGCTTTACATTCATTTGTAGTCTTAAAACTTCAAATCCTGCATTTACAATATTTAAAAGAGTTGATTTAGCAGATGCATTTGCTTTAGCATTACGATAAAATACTAAATCGCTATCTCTAGAATCTGTACTAGTTACAACACCCAATGATGCTTCAAGTTGTGCAAGCCTTCTATCTAGACTATCTAAATCTGATAATGTAAAATATCCTTGACCGTTAAAATTGCTCATAATTTACCTCTGTTATATTTTACCACATTAGAAAGTGGGGTAAGAATTACTTCTTACCCTTTTCTTCTTCTTTTGAAAGTTCTTCAATTTTAGCATCTCTTGCTTCAATTTCCTGTTGTGCCTGTGCTTTAAGTACAGCCATTTGTGTTTCATAATTACTGGTAATCTGACCAATACGATTTTGTAGTTCCTGAACAACTAGTTCAAGTGTCTTATCTTGTGACATATAATTTCCTTTCGTGTCTTATTTATTATACTATTTATTTTCTAACAATGCAATTTTATTTTTTAATATTTCTATATTTTCTGAAAGTTCTTGAACTGCTTTAATTAAAGGAGAAACTATTTGATTATAAGAAATTGCTTGTTTTCCATCTGGATTTGTTTCAAAATCTTCTATTGACCACATTGCAGAATCTAAACTATAACTATCTAAAATTTCCTTTAATTCTTGTGCAATCAAACCATAATGCCATCTTGTTCCAGGTAAATTTTCAATAATATTGCCCTCAGTATCAAATTCTTTTTTAATTCCATTAATCATTTTATATTTTACTGGTCTAAGCATATTTATAAAATCTAAGCCTAAATCTGAATTTTCTATATTTGTTTTTTCTCTTATATCAGATGTAATTGATGTTGTTCCAGAATAAAGCAAACTAAAATATCCAGCATACATTCTATTTCCTGGTCTACCAATTCTTCCAAAAGTATGAGCAGTACCTGTTGCTGTAAGAATAGGATCATTTGAAGTATCAGTATAACCACCATCAAAAGCCAGGTATTGTGCTGCGCCTGTAGGAAGAAATGATAGAGTTGAGCCAGCCCAAGTATCTGCGGCATCTGATCTTAAAAATGATGTAGAGTTAAGGGAGTCAAGTGTTCCTGCGTTAGTTGCAGTTCCTGAAAGTGTTCCATAAAAAGTAGTTGCTCTTACTGAACCACCAACTTCAACAGCATATGTACTATTACTAGTATCAATTTGTAATCTTGTACTAGTATCTGTACTATTCATTGCTAAATAATTAGTTGAGTTACCAGCACGAAAAATAACTGCAGTTCCATTGGTCATAAAATAATTATAAGCATTTAACCACAAACCATCATATACACCACTAATATTTGTTCCAAATCTTGCTAAAGATGTTGTAGTGACATATCCACTAAATGATCCTGAAGAAGCATTAACTGTTCCAGTAAATGTTCCAGAAGTTGCTGTAATTGCTCCAGTAAAAGAACCAGAGGTTGCTGTAATTACTCCAGAAATTGTAGCACCAGTTGCAGTTAATGCACCTGCAGCCGTTACTCTAAATGGGGCAGATCCAAATGTAGCATTTCCTAAATATATTCCGTTAGTATCTGCTTTAAAAATAGAGTTTCCAGAACCAATACTAATAGTTCCTCCACTTAAAGCACCACTAAATGTTCCAGTAGCAGCACTTAGGGAACCACTAAATGTTCCAGTAGCAGCACTTAGGGAACCACTAAATGTTCCAGTAGCAGCACTTAGTGAACCACTAAATGTTCCACTTCCATTAATAGTAAGGTTGCCACTTTCATCAAAAGTTAATTTTTGACCCAAACTAAATTTACCTATATCATCAACATAAAATGGAGTAGTTGTTGTATTATATGTTGGAGTTTGACCTGCTTGAACAATAGAATAATAATTGGTTCCAGAAGTTGGACCAATACCCATTTGTAAGTTATATCCAGATGTACTATTAGCACCCGAAATAACAAATTTTGAACCATCCCACTTCAAATAAGACCCACTTGTACCTATACGGAATTGATTATTTGTAAACCACCAATTATATTTATCAAGCCTAATTCCAGTTCCTTGAGAATGTTCATAACTAGTTCCTGACGATTCAAGTGGGTGTAAACCCATAGTTAATTCTCTTAATGTCGCCACTCCAGATAAACTTGATGTAGTTGATGAAGTTACTCCAGTAACCCCAGATAAACTTATGGATAAAGTTATACTATCTGTAACTGTATTAATAACAAATTCTCTATTTAAATTATTTAATCCATTAGTCACAGGAAGACTTTCAATAAGAATTTTTTCATTAGCAATGAACGCATGACCAGAAGTTGTAATGACTGCTGTTTGATTTGGAGATGTACCAGAAACAACAACTTGAGAAATTGTTGTTGATAATCTTGGACTACCAATAATTTGTGTAGAATCAATAACACCTTTAATTCTTCCAACAACTTGAAGTTCTGCAAAATCGTCTAGGACAAAAGTAAGTGCTATTCCAGTTTGATTAGATAGTGGTACTTTATTAATAGTTATAGTTGTTCCAGAAACATTTGTCACATATGTATTTGTATCAATACCAGTTCCAGTTACAGTCATTCCTTTAATAATTGTTAATCCAGAAGGAACTGTAATTGTTGCTGCAGAAGTTGTAAATGTTCCAGTTGTATTTAAAGATGTACCAACTCCAGAACCTGGATTAAAAATTAATTGATTAGATAATGAAAATTTTCCAGCAGAATCAGTGTAAAAACCTGTATCAACAGAACCATGATTACCAGTACCAATTGTAATTTTACCATTAGCACTACTTAAAGAAATTTTAGATAATCCAGAACCAGAATAAATTTCTTCAGATGCTAAATTCCAACCACCAATAGTTCCTGAAGTTGAATAAATTACTCCTGCTCTTGTTACACTAAATGGGGCTGATGCAAGTGTTGCATTGCCAGCCCAAATTCCTTCATCGGCATCAGCAACAACAATTGTATTTCCAGTACCTAAAATAAGTTTTTTATTTGTAGTGTCTAATGAAAATTGTCCATCATTAGTAAAAAGGCTAGTTGTTCCAATATTGAAACCACCAATAGTTCCAGATTCTGCAACTATTTTTCCCTTTACATAAGCATTTGTAAAGATTGCATTTCCAACATAATCAATTACCCATCCAGTTGTACCAACATAGGCTGGATCAATTTGACCAGAAGCAGTTTTAATACTCCAATCTGAGTTTAAAGTTCCATTAAAGGTAATAGATTTAATAGCACCAGATTGAGTTGTATTGCTACCAACGGTATTTCCATATGTATTTGGAAGTTCTGCAGAATAATTTCCTGGGGCAGTAAAAGGTACTGTCTGAGACCATTCAGAAAATTCACCGTCTTTATTTTTTGCTCTTACTTGAACATAATATGTTTTTCCAGGAAGCAAATCTTTTAACTCTAAATTAGCCATTCACTACAGCCCCAATGTTATTTCATATTCAATATCTATGCTATCTCCAGTAGATTTTATAATTGATGAATTTAATACTGTTCTGCTTACTAACCCAAATGTGGTATCTAATGTATCTGTATCATCTATACGCATTGCGTCAAGTGATAGGTTTGCAGTTGTAACAATTTTAATTGCGCTAACATTGTAGTTAAAGTTTCCAGATGATGTCATAGATCCAAGAAGCGTTGATAAAGTATATCCTGTATTTATAGTAGGTGAAATTGTATTGTTCCAGGTTAGGGTTCCTGGAGTATTTTGATTATCATAAAAAATAATATTTAGGGATTGACTTGTTCCCGTTGCTAATGCTGTATAGGTAAGATTTAATGTATCTCCCGCTGTATATCCAGAAAGATCTAGATTTATTGCTCCTGGATATGTTGGATCAGAAATTGCTCCAAGATATGTAGTTGCATTATTTAAAATTAAATTAGCATTTCCAATAAGGTTATTTGCAGTAGTTGGAGATCCTACTGACCATTTTAATAAATCTGATGCGCTTTGACCTTCATCAAACATTGTAAGAATTCTTCCATCATAACCTTTGTCTACTGCTGAACCTAAAGATGTATATGCTCCAACTTCTCTAATTACCCCAGCAATTCCTGGCTCTAAAGATGCTTTAATCACGATACTTCTTGCAGATCCATTTATTTTAGGAGATTTTAATGAAACAGTTCCTCTAGAAAATTCAAAATCTAACTTTGAATTAGATGATGTTGGTGCTGTATAAAAAGACACTGGAGTTGCTGAATGTGCTGAAGTTAATCCAATTGTAATTGGAACAGATGTTCCAGACACATAGCCTGATCCAACTTTGGTCCCATTTGCAATTCCAGTTCCACTAATAATTTGACCTGCAGAAATACCAGTTGCTGATGCAACTGTAATTGTTGTTGCTCCTATGAGGGCTGTTGAAGTTGTTGATGCTACTGTTGATACTGGTCCTGCTCCAACTGCAATTGAATCTGCCCATGCTGGAATTGCGTTTGCTAAATATTTTACAATAGAATCTTTACCAAATTCTGTAATAGCATTATTTGATTCAATAACTAATTTTCCATTTTTATATATTCTATACTTACCATTTAACATTATACGGCTGACATCCTAACTTCATAATCATCTGCTCTAAAAACTTCTTCAAAAGATACATTTAGTGTTGCTCTTTGGGAACCGTCATTTGTTTCATAAAAAGTTGCTTTTGATGTATCTATAGAAACCAATGCTGGCATTGCTAAGGTTTTAGGAATATTTAAAGAATTTTCTGGAAGAGTTACAATGTCTTCTTCACTTTCTGATGGTTGAATTAAGGGATCTGCAATATCTTCCATATCTAATTCATCATCATCTACAGAATCAATCGGATCGGCAAAATCTTCATCTAAAACTTCAACATGCTCTGCTAATGGATGTTTCTTTTTTTTGTGTTTTGCTAATGGATGATCTTTATGAACAACCTTCTTTTTTGGTTTCTCTATATTATGATGATGTATTACTTGTTTAGTAGTTTCAACAACTTTTTTCTTTTTTTTAGCCATATCCTTATTATACCACTTATCTCGATAATTCTCTAAGTTTTATAGTGGTAGAAAAGCCATTGTCATATGAATTTTCCTTGCCAATTACTATAAAAGATGTATCGTCTTTAATTATATTTCCCTCATAATACTTTAATTTAACAGTGTCTCCAAGTTCTATCAGGGGGTTTCCAAATACTTCTATTGAATATTTATCAGAAGATGTCTTTATACCTCTAATAATTTTATTTGCAATTAATTCAGCATTACTTTCTGTTTGAATCCAATCTGATGCAATTTCTATAGGATTATTAGAATGTATAGAATTTGACAATTTTTTACTGAATAAAGATTCATCTGTTTTTACAAGAGTATTTGCCTTAATCATTAATGGAGTAAATTGTCCAAGGCTGCCGTTTAAAGGCAAAAATGCTTCTGCTTTATTAATTATACCAAATTGTGCATTATAAGCACCACCATGAATCGGAGAAATTATTGAATTTTTATCGGTAACTACAAATAGTTTAGTTGTAGTGTCTCCAGATTTAATTTCATAACCTCCTTCAGGGGCTACAATTTGATGATTAAATGATGGACCTGGCTCTAATTGAACATCATACATTTGCATTCCCAGCACAATTGGATCTAGTGAAAAAGTAAATGGTTGTGTATCAGACACATACCCATTAGAAAGAATTGAAGACATTGTTGAAGGCTCTAGTAAATTATGCATCAAAAATGTTTGTGAAGATAATGCTGAAACACTATGAATGTTTAATTGATTTGAACCATAAACATAAATTCCTATAGATTTATTATCATTAATAAAATTAGAAAAATCATTACTCTTACCTTTTGCAAGTACTAATGGTATTTTAACACCATTAATGTGTATTGACATTGCTGACTTTGAATCAAAGGCTACGATTACATTATTAGATTTTCCATAAACAACTGGAGATTTAATTACAGTATTTGACATTTTTACCTCTTTTTCTTCTTCTTTTTGACTTTCTTTTTAGTCTTTTTCTTTTTCTTATCTTTCTTTTTGCTCTTTACTTTCTGCTTCTTTTTATGTAAAACAGATGCATTACCTGAACCAGAAGATGCTGAATTACTTGGAGGATCATATCCACTTGAAGTTGCAGTTGATAGTGAAAATTTTGATGTTGCAATTAATTCATTGTTTCTATATACAGAAGTCCTACTTCCATTACCATTAAATTCTGGAATAATATTTATGTATATACCGCTACCAGTTATTGGATCATAACCAATAACAACTCCAATAGCCTCATCTCTTAATATAGAACTAATTCCTGCAGTATTTTCTGGAACATTAAATGAAAATTGATAAACATTATAGTCATTCTGATCGATACCATTAAAATATGCTATAGTTTTTACTCCAGAAGATCCTTTCCCAACAAGTCTGAGGCTTTGAGTTTTAGTATCTGTATCTAGTGCTGAATTTAATGCTAAATTAATTGGAGAAATTTGAGAAATTGATAACCCTGAAGTTTGAGTTAAAACTTTTAAATTTGGAATATTTGTAATGTTTTCTCCAGTAATTTTTACAAGATGTTCTTGGGATTTAGTTCCAAAACATCCTCTCTGGACATTCATCAATCTACCAGTTGGTGTTAATGTAACTTTATAACTACTTTTTAAATTTGACTGTTGTGAAAATACAGTTGCCTTTAAAGATTCAAATTCTTGCTTTGAACCTACAGTTGCATATTTTACTTTTCCAGTAGAAAATACTGCTAAAGATCCTGCAATTATATCTGATGTTGGCACTGTAATTGGAATTGTTGTTCCAGATGTATATGAAGAACTTACCTTTGTTCCAGTTACTATTCCAACACCGTTAACATATTGATTTGCAGCAATTCCTGTTGAACTAGAAACGACTATTGATGTTGATCCTTTTGTTGCTGCAGTTGCGGTAGGACTTGCAACAATATTTTCAGTTTCGTTAACATACATATATTCTAGTCCATCAAATTTAATAATTTCAGATGCAATAAGTGCGTACCCCGAAAAAGCGCCCCACATTTCATGTGTACTTGTTTTCCAATTAGATTTGTCAAGTTGTATAATGTTATCAGTTGAACCAATATTGGTAGATAATTTTGCATACCCAAGCATAGATGATTCTGGGGCTGTCCATACAATTTGTGAACCTTCTTTAAATGAAACAGATAAATTCTCAATATCATTTGCAGATTGAATTACATCTGACTTTTCATAAACAGTATTATATCTTACTCTAACTTCAGATGGATTTGGAGATTTTTCAGTAGTTAAAGTTACAATATTAGGCTTATATAAAATAGAATTATCTGTAATTTCTCTATCTGTAAAAACAAATTGTGTTGAGCCTGAAGATATTTCCTTGTGAGATGTTATATTTAAAAACCCATCTGCATCAAAATATCCTAAATATGAATAAGTAAGCAATAAGTCTTGAACAAGTTCCCAGACTGTTTTTTGTGAATCTGAATAAAAATGTCTAATTTTTTCATACATATTATCTGAATCTGGAATTATATAATCACTAAAACCATTTTGTTCAAATAAATTCATCAAGATGTTTCTTAAAGATACATCTGTTCCAGTTCCAAGCATTAGCATATCTACTATTTTTTGATTTTGTAAATATTTTCCATAATCAAACAATGTTACTGAGGCATCTTCCCCACTAATATCCCATGAATCAACATACCCTGTAAATAATTTAATATTTTGCTGAACAATTACACCATTTGTGTTTACAATATCATAAAGCATTTTAAATTTTACATTTTTTTGAGTTAATTTAGTAAATGGGGAAATTCCAGTAGTATCTGAAAAAATTGAAAAAGTTGAACCATTAAAAACTCTTGGAATATTTTCTAATTTTACCGATGAACTATTTGCTGTTGCAGTGCCTACTGCAATTGGAAGATCTCCACTATCTGTTTCTTCTGACGAAGAGTATGATATTAAATAATTTGTCATATCAATTTGCAGTCTAGGTGATACTTCAAGGTATCTTACCGTATAATTTGATTGTGTTGTAGTTAAACCTTTTACTGCAATTGCAATTCCACTAATTGTAGTTGTTCCAGTTAGTGTAAAAGTATTTTCATTTATAGTAGATGATCTTTCAGTTGTATCCCATCCAGAACCATTCCAATATAGCGCAAGGGATCCATTGGAATTTATTGTTCCAGGATCAGAATACTCAGTCCAAACTCCTGCGTAATATGTGTAGAGACTAAAACTTGAAATTGAGTTATTGTATCCATTTAAAGAGCCATTTAAAAATTTTAAAATAATTTTATTTGTAGAAATATCAGTATCATAATAAGCAAATACTCCAGATATTTCACTTGAATTAGATTTAGTATCAACATAATAACTAAAATTATGAAAATCTGGTGCATAAACAATATTTCCAGTAGATGCATGTATTCTTTTTTGAAGTATTGATGGTGATAGTAAGGACTTTACTGTTCCAATTGTAATTGCAGTAGAAACATTACTTCCAGTATTTAAATAAGAAATAGTTGTTGAAGTTGTTGCAGATACCAAATATCTACCATTAAATCCTGATCCAACTCCTTCAACTACAACATAAGATCCAAGAGCAATCTTATGAGTTCCAATATTAAGTGTTGCAACATTTGATGTTCTAGTTGCACTGGTATTTGAAAATGATGTCACAACATCTTTTGAAGAAGAATCACTATATATTATTTCACTTAATTTTTTAGTTATATTTCCACTATCAATTATTGCTTCTCCTGGTCTAAAACCGCTAAAAGTATCTGCAACCTTATAAATATTTGATTTTAAATATTCTTTTCTATCAATTCTAACAATGGTTACATCTGAAAAAGTAACATTACATAAATTATCAGTATCAATACATAAATTAACATTTACAGTTGAACATGTATCATCTGCTGGTGAGTAATACATTTCACATAAAGACCAGTCTGCTGTATCAATTGAAAATTGTTTTGACATTCCAACTTTAAGAGAAGTTGTACTTCCATTATTTATTGAAGATTCATTAAACTTAACAATAATACTACTTGCAATTGCAGCATCTGTTTTTGCATAAAAAACTATTTTGTAGGCAAAAGACCTATTTGCTGAGAAACTAAAAAGTGCATTATCTGATGTTTGAGTAACATTTGAAACTGAAAAACTTCTTGAAGAAAAACTATTTGCTGTTCTATAAGAAGAAACAAAAGATGGACCTAAAGATGTTAGTGTAACTAAATTGCTTTCAGATGTAGGATATTGATATAAAGATCCACAAACTCTTACTGGAATATAACTGTTTTGATTCCATTCAGCAATAACTTTTGGAGTGGAAATTATTGCATTTCCCTCTCTAATTAGTTGTTTGGATGTACTTGAGCCTAACAATTTATGCCTCCGTAAACTCTATACTTGCATCCCAATAATCTACATCGCCTAATCTCTTTTTGATAGTAGAATTAAAATCTGTAATAAATACAGTTTTTGTCATTGTTGCTGCTGGATTTAATCCTTTAGCCTGTGTTGGAGCAGTAGCGGTTCCTGCATAAAAACTTAATGTCATGGTGTTATCATAATTTGTTTCAAACATATTAAGTAGTGGTATAGCACCAAGATACCCGTCTACAGTTTGATCGCTGACACTTGGAAGCATGTTCCAGGAAACTGAATATTTCTTCTTATTTGCAACTACATATTTTCTCATAAGACCATTCGCCATACGCTTAGATTTTTCAATGATTTCATTGCTAACTTGAACATCACCTCTATTATGATCTGACATGATGTATGTTATAGTTCCTGTTGCGGTTGAAGTTGTTCCAGTTACCGAACTTGCAACTCTAAATGTAGTTACTGTTGGAGTATCATAAATTGATATATTTGATAAATTAAATGCTGTTGATGTTGCACCAGTAATTGTTACTATTTCTCCAGCAGAAAAATTGTGAATAGAAGATGTAGTATAAGTAACATAAGTTCCATCTCTTGAGATAGATGCAATGTTTGCAACTTTTGTAAGTTTAATTAAAGCAGGACGGAATAGGGACATAGGACTAGCCAATTGTAGTCACCGACCCTTGTTTCTTAGACATCATTGATAATTTCTTCATAACAACCCTTGCAACCTCTTCTGGATTTCCTGCTCCTGAAATATTGAATACAGCACTAATTGTACCATTTGTTGATCCAGAAGCACTACTTGATGAAACTGGGGAAGATGGAACAATTGCTCCAGGAAAATTCATTTTATTAATTGCACTCATCATTGGAATTCCATATTTTGAAACAGATGCAGCATTCATTACAAATTCTCCATTTGAGAGCATTGCTGGTATAGAGTCAGACATTCCATTTCCTGGACCTAAAATTGCCCCACCTTTTTTATAAACTAATCCACCCATTTTATAAAATGAAACTTCAGCATTTGAACTTTTTCTAATTTCTCTTTCTGATTCATAATCAATTACACCTGCACGAGTTAAAATATGTGGATATTTAATGGCAGTTAATTTTAATTGTGCAACATACTTTCCCCTTTTTATTGCAGCCTGAAGTTCTGCTACTGCACTATCTCCTGCAGATTTTGCTGCTCTTGCATATTCTCCTGGATCAAATCCTGCTTGTCCTGGACTTGCAACGCCAACCATTTTTTCTTTAAATAATTTAGCAAATTCTGTGCTCTTTGTAATTGCAGAAACTGTTGGCTCATATGATTGATACATTGCTCTATTTATATCTGCAATTTCTTGGCTATTAAATCCCATATCTTTAAGTTTGTCGTTCATGGCTTTAACTTCTGGTGAGTTTACAAAGGATTTTGTTCCTGTATCATATGAGGTATACAGTGTGTTACTAGCATCTACTGCTTTTAGTGTATGATCTTTAAGAACATCTACTGCATCTGTAATTTCTTTTACAGATTTTCCAGACATTGTTCCAGTTGTTGCAGTTGAGCCACCACCAGAGCCACCACCTGAGCCACCTTTAGTTTTTTGTGATTCAAGTAATTTATTTGCCGCTTCAAGAGCCTTAATTCTATCTTCTGCTATTTTTGTTGCTGCTTCGTCTGCTTCATCTGCAGCCTTTTTAGCATCATTAACATCCATTTGCTGTTGAAGTTCAGCAGCCTGAAGGTAATTTCCTTCTGCAAGAGCCATTCTGATTTGATTTTGTAATCCAAGTTTTGTCTTTGCAAATTCTTTTTCTTTTTCTTGAAGTGCAAGATTTTTCTTTCTTAATTCTTCTTCTTCTTTAATTTGTTCAATTATTTTTTTATTTGCTTCAATCTTTGCATCAATTGCTTTATTGTGTGCAGATTCTCCAGATCCTCCGCCTGAACTACCGCTAGAACCACTAGAGCCACTAGTTCCATCTGGTGTTTGTGCTGCAATTCTTTCAGCACCTGATGCAATTGAAGCATTTGCAGTATCTTGAAGAATTTTTTGTGTAAACAATGTATTAACTTCAATTGTTGTAAGTTTTGGAAGATCTGCAATAGAGCCACCCAATCCTTCAACTGCTGCCCTTAAGTACATCATTCTTTCAGCAGGAGTTTTATCTTTTAATTTATTATTAAGTTCTTGAAGTTGTGGATTATCTCCAACTAAATCTGATATAGCCTTATTAAGCATTTGTCCACCTGCAGTTGTATCTGTAAAATCTGCATTATTGATTTCTGAAATAGTTCCAAAGAAATCTTTAAGTGGGGTATTTAGTGATATAAGACCTTCTAGTGCTGGTGCTAGTGCTGCTGCTGCATTATTGATTCCATTCATTTGTGGATTATTTTGTGGTCCAAATCTACCTGCATTTATGGTAGGATTAATTGCTGATTGACCTGCTGTCATTCCTACACCACTTAATGCTCCAGTTACTGCTTGGAATCCAACATCTTTATTAGCCCTGCCATTTTCTCCATAAAGTGAACTTACATTAAAGTTTGTTCTAGTAATACCTGCTGATTCCATATAAGCAGCAATTGCAGTTTGGACATCTTCTTTTTTAATTCCAGCCAAAGCCATTGCAGTTCCCTTTTGTTGCAATAGTGCATCAATTTTAGTTTGATCTGTTCCTGCTTCTTTAAGTTTTCCAACAAATGCTTTAATCTCTGATGTATCTGCTGCTTCATCAATTGCTTTCTTAAAATTATCTATTGCTGTTTTTGCAGCATCTGTGGAAGCATTAAAATCTGGGAGGGCACTTGTAATCTTTGGTATCTCAAGACCAAGTGCTTTAAATTCATCTTCAGATATACCTAATGTAGATCTTAATCCTGCTGCTGCTACTTGTGCTTGATGATTTAGTTCCATGAACCCACCTGCAAGTGCTCCAAGTGCTGCTCCAATTAATGCACCTTCTGGACCAAACATCATTCCTAATCCAGCACCTTGTGCTGCCATTGTTGCTGGCTGCTTGGCTGCACTTCCTTCTGGAATCATACCTGCAAGCATTGAGCCACCTATGCCCAGAGCCATTCCTGCACCAAATTTAACGCCAGGCTTTCCTAGCATTCCTCTTAGTCCACCCTTACCCTTACCTGGTGCTCCGCCTTCTCCTGCAAGAGTTCCTGCTGCATCAACTAAATGTGCTTCTGCATCAATTTTTACTGCTGCTGCTGCTTCTATTTCTGCAGCAGTTAATTTTTGTGTTGCAGATGTTTCTATTTTATCTGCGACTAGACCCTGTTCCATTCCTATAGTAGCAGCATCTGTCGCTGCTGTTGCTTTTCCAACTGATTTTGCCCATGCAACAATTTTATTAACAAAATTATTAGACGCATCACTTGTTGCTATAATATGGTGTTGACCTTCTGCTGATGCTTTTCCGTAACCTTTAATATTAAATGTAGTATTTTGTAATGCTTGTGCTGCCCTTTTTGCTTTATCTTGGAAATTTTTAACTTGCTTTGTTTCAGCATTTTGAATATATGTGTTAGCGTTTATTGCTTGAATTTGATCGTATTTTGCTCTTAATGTAGCATCATTATCTTTTGATGTTGGTTTTAATGCTGATAACTCTGTATCAGTAGCAATTTTTCTTTTAATCAATGCAGTAAATTCTTTTTCAGCCTTAATTTTATCTTGCTCTGTTGAGGTTGAACTATCTATTACAGATTTTAATTTTTTTTCTGCTATTAAATATTCTTTGTCTTCTGCAAGAATTAACCTTCTTGTTGCAGCCTTTTCTAATTCTAATTGTGTAGCCTTTTTCATTGTTGGTAATGTTATATCTGCAATATCTGCTAGTTGTTGATATGATAAACCAAAACCTCTAAATTGCTCTTCTACGATGGCAAATGCTTTTTGCATTTTTGCGGCTTCAGATGCGGCTAATTTAGAAAAATCCATTCCAGTTGCACTAGCAAACTGGGAAAAATCTTTGCCAGTTGGATTAAATGCAGCAGCGCCACCTGAAGTAAGTGATGAGTTTAATGCTGTCATTTGATTTTTAATTTTTAAATCTCCAGATGGCGCAGGAACTGAAAGGTTTCCAGTAAGAATTGCATTGGACGGATCTGTTCTAAATAATCCACTTCCAGATTCAGATTTAGTTAAGTTTCCACTTGCTCCCATATGTTTAACTATATAGTCCCTTGATTCTTTATCAGTCATTCCAGCAGTAGCAGATTTAGTGGCTTCTCCCATAACATTTTGAGTACCCATGCCACCCAATGTAGCCTCATATTGCTGAAGTGCTTGAATTTGCTTTTCAATTGCTGCAGTCATGATATCTACAGAACTTGCACTCTTTAATGCTTGATCTGAAAATAATTTAGATGAGTTTCTTGCTGCAATTTCTTCTGCACTTAAAAGTTCAAACTTCTTTCCAAGTACACCCATTGGATTTACTCCATGTGTAATTGCTGCAAATAGTGCTCTAATTGGAATAAGACCCTTAAGAACAAATCCAAAGAAGTTACCCATAAGACCTGTAATCATAATAAGTGGTCCCGCAAAAATTGTAGCAATTGCAAAAGCCTTCATTGCTGCCTTAATTGGTGCTGGAAGATTTTGCATAGTATTAGCAAGTTCATTTATTTTTTCAACAAGTTGTGTAAATTTTCCAAGTGCCATTTCTCCAACTGGAAGTAAATCATTTTTTAATGTTTCTACAGCAATTTTAAATCTACCAGATGCAGATTGTTGAATTTTCTTAGTTTGATCGTCTGCAATAGATGCTAATTGAGCAGCAGACATTCCCATCATTTCCATTACTTTGGCAGATTGAGATCCACTTCTATTAAAGTTATCCATAAGTGCTGCCATACGAGCATATTGGAATTTTCCAAATAATTCTGCAATTGCTCTTTGTCTTTCTAGTGGTGCTAATGTATCTAAAGATTTTTGTAAATCTGTAAGCATTCCTGTTAAATTTCCAGCATTCTTTGAAACAATGCCATTGATATCTATTCCAAATCCCTTTAATTTTTCAGATGCAGCCTTTGTGGGATTAATTAAACGACCCATAGATGTTTTAATTGCATTTGCTGCTTCACCTGCAGGAACACCACCTTCTTTAAGGGCTGTCATGATTGCAACCATGTCTTTATATGAACCACCAAGACCTCTAACAACTGGTCCAACCTTTGGAACTGCTTCAATAAGGTCTGACATACTTGTTGATGTTGCTGCTTGAGCAGCATTGAAAAAGTTTACTGCTTCTGAAAGATCTTCAGTATTTAACTTATATGCTGTCTGTAAAGCAATGGTTGCTTTAATTGCTTCTTGCTTATCAGTTTCACCAAGTACCACCATTCTTGCTGCTTGACTTGTTGCACTAATTAATTCTTGTCCTGTTAAACCTGCTGCAGCAAATTGGGCTGCAATGTCTGTAACCTCACTTGCAGAAATGCCTAATGTTTGTGCAAGTTCTTTTGCGAGACCTAATACATCTGTTCTAACCTTTGCAAGCATTGCTTCGGTTGGTTTTGTAAGACCAACACCATAAACTTTAGCAAGATTGGTTAGATTTTTATCAACATCGTTGTACATTTTAGCAAGTTGGGTGCTAAGTAATACTACTGGCATAGCAAGACCTGCGGTCAACTGACGACCTGCCCATTGCATATTCTTTCCCCAGTTAATAACTTTTGTTGCACCTTGAGTTAGAACTGCATTTTGTGCTCTAAGGGCTTCTGTAAATACCGCTGATTTATTTCCAGCATCACTCATGTTAACATTGTGGGCAGTATAAACTCTTACCATATCACCCATTGAAGTTAAGAGTGACCTGTGCATAGCAACTTGTCGTTGCCCTAACTTATTATATAAGGTTGACTCATCATTAACACCCTTAAGAGCATACTTAAAATCTCTCCAAGTTGTATTATTTTTTTGAATTCTTTCGCCAAGGTGCTGGGCAGCACTAGAAAGTTGAACTGTTTGTGATGTATAAAGACCAGTTGATTTAATTGCATTATCTAAATGATCTGTAAGTTTTTTTAACTCTGAAGTACTAAGTTTTGTATTAGTTGCTGCCAAGGCAGAGTTTAGGGATACTACTTGGGCATTAAGCCTATCTAGTTGTCCCCTTAATTGATTAAAATCACCTAATGCTACTACATTAAGATTAATATTTGCCAATTGCTACTCTCCTTGTGTTTCGTATCCTAGTCCCATTCCAATGCCAAATTCTGCTTGGTAGTCCTTGAATGTAGAAACATCTTCATTTTCTTCATCCAGATCGATTCCTTGTATTGCTGCAAGAAACCTTCTTTCTTCTCCGACTTTATCTCTACATGCCCCAAGGACAGCAAGCAATTCATCTATGCTTAACTGTTCCTCAAGTTCTGCAAAGTTCTTCCAGTTTCCTAGAAGAAAAACCTCTGATTCCAGAGCAGCAATGTCTAGGTCGTCCCAACGAGTGCTGCTCCCAGGAGATTTGGGTCTGTAGTCTTCAAGCCTCCAGCAACTTCCAAAACCTTCATGATTGTAGGAAGAGTTACAATTTCTTCAATATCACTTCTAGTCATGTCCTCAAATGTCTTTGGATGCAAAGCCTTTAGACAAAGTACGCACGCATCAATAAAAACATCCATAATGTCTTCATCATCACTAATATCATCTGTAGATGTGCGATTAATAACTTCCATAAATTTTCTTAAATACTTAATTGGGAGAGGTTTAATTGTAATGGTCTCTCCATTTTCTAATTCTAAATCAAAAGTGTCGTAAACTTTAGTTGCCACTTTATCCTCCATTTTCACTGTGTATAAAAATTATACCAAAATAGTAATGAATTGCATAAAAACGGGGCTGACATAAGTCAGCCCCGCTTTCTATATTAAGTTATACTTTAGGTATAAACACGGTCAATAATCTTGCCGTATTCTGATCCATCGTAAGCATCTGTGTCGTCTGGAAGACAACGGAATGTTACTGGGAATACTGTTGCGTCCCCACGCTTAAGTCCATGTGATACTGTGTCCATAGATACTACTCTACGGGCAAGGTAAACACGCTCCTTCTTTGTTGTTGTGCCTGGTGTGTATGCAGTTGTTGCAGTACCAAACTGTGCTGGTGCATTTCCAATTGCAATTAATGTACGCTCAACAGGAGCAGTGCCAAGAGCACCACCTGTCATATTAAGAGTTGTCTTTGAATTTGCAGAATCAACAGTAAGAGTACTGTATGTACTTGCAACTGAACCTGAGTATACTACTGCAGAGTCTTCTTGTCCAAATGCAACTTGCATATTTTCAAGTGTTGCCTCAGCAAGTGTGGTCTTAAGTGTTACCTTAAGTCCTTGCTTGAATAGACGAGCAGCATCAAGTAGTTGATCTACTGCCACTTCGCCATAATCTGGTTCGTAGGAAAGTTCAAGACCTTCTGTTGTATAGCCCATATCTCTCCAGTCTGTACTACCTAACGCAGTTGCGTATGAGCCTGTTGCTGGAGCGGTTGGGATATCTTTTGTTGTGATACCTAGACGAGTTACGAATAGAGATGCAGAACCTACGATAATGTTTTTAACATTTGCCATTTTTTTATTTTCACCTACCTTTTTATTTTAAATTTGGTTGGTTTCTTCCTCGTTATTAATAATACCAGATAAAGGTATTAATACAAAGATTTATACAAATCTATTGTAAGAGTCTAATTCGCGGGAATACCTATAAGTTACTGAAACTTCACCCATTTGTCTTCCGCCTTCTTCTTCATATGGAGTAGGGCTTTGAGCACCTGAAAGAATAAAGGTAAAGAATTTAAATTTTGAGCCAGTTTGCCATTTATTAATATCTGTAGCAGATTCATCCATTCTTCTAAATAGATCAATCATAAACTGTGTTATTTCAATGATTTTTTCAAAATTCGATGCAACTATAGTAAATACTAATTTTTCTTCACATATCCACCACTCTTCAGAATAAAATTGAATATCATAATCATAAATAATATATGGCTTATTTCCAATAAGATTATTAAATTCTGGAACCTGTTGAACTGGAATAATTGGAATCAAGGGGGTGATAAATCCATCAGCAATATAATCACTAGCAGAAAGTATATTAGACTCTTTTAACTTATCCCACAAAAATAATCTTACCATGCTAAATGCTGTTTCTGCATAATTTGTCATTATATTACCTTAATTCCCTTAGAATATTGATCTGATACCTTTTTAATAGTAGTTGCAACATTTATTCGACCAGATTTATTTACACTTAAACATTTTGCTATTTCAACTTCTAATTTTTTTAAATATCCAGATGACAATAACGATCCTGTAGTATTTACTGGATTTTTAAACCATTCTTTTGTATGTCTAGTAAATGAGCCACCTACTGCTTTACCCCCAGGATTTCTTACGGTAACAGATCTACCTTTTGGAATAAATACAATTCCATTTCTTCCAGGAAATGCTAAAGCCTTTGCACCTTTTGCCTGAATGGTAATTGGCTTTCCAGCCTCCATAACAGAAGCCTTATTTTTAAAAATGTGACCACCTTTTACAGATTTTCCATTTTTTCCAACTCTTCTAAGTTGTGGAGATACTGGAACTGATGTTCTTGAATCTAATAATTTAGTTGATATTATTAATTTGCCGTCCTGTACATAGTCTCTATTAAGCCTAAAAAGCCTACTAGAATTGTTTCCAGACTTGTTCCACTCATAAACATGGTGCATTGAATTTTTATTTGCAGAGGCATACCTATTGGTTTGTCTAACAAACTCTTTACCAATAATTGTAAATGCTGCTTTTGCAACTTGCTCACGATTATATGGGGTAATTATAGATGTTACTCCATCAACTCTTAGTTTAACTTCATTAAGAAGTGCGTCTAAACTAGTCTTAGTAATTGTTACATTAACCATTTTGAATGCCAACTCTTCTCAAGTTTGATTCATAAAAAAGGATATTTCCTAGTGGATCAAGTCTTGGGTGATGTGATTCAATTTCAAATATAGTTGGAGGAGAATCAATTTTATCTTGTTCTACAAAAATAATTTCTCCAGCACGATTTTTAATATTTGTAATTCTGAAACGCTTAGAAAGAAGTTCTACTGTTTTCATTTTAATTTTTTCTTCTTCAAGATAAATAAATCCAAATTGTTTGTTGTTATCAGATATGGAAGTACCGCTAGTTGTAATAATATCAATATGACATATTACTTTCTTATTAAATGTCCAGTCTCTACTTATTG